GAAGATTACAAAAAAATATTTTCTTAACCAATAAATAAAAAGATATGCCAGCAAATTTTGCAGAAGTTTGGGTACAAAGAGTTATCCAAAATTTAACTACAACAGATGTAGCTCCTTGGCTAGATGGAATTCCTGAATTAGACACTACCGTTGCAGAAATGGGATCAGGTGAAGCGTCAGAGATGAATGTTATTCACATTCCAAGAACTAATTTCAATCCAAATGTATTGATAAACAACACCGCTTATCCTATTGCTTTACAAAGCTATACAGATGATGAAGTTGTTGTTGCATTGGATAAGTATCAAACAGAAGTTACAACACTTTCTGATGATAAAATTATGGGAGCTTCTTATAATGTAATTGATCCCGCAACTTCGGGACATGTTAAAGCTATTAATGCTAAAAAATTCAAAAAAGCAATACATGCTATTGCTCCAACGTCTGATACAGTTAATACTCCAGTTATAGTTGCTACAGGTGAACCTTTAGTTGCAGGAGGGTTACCCACTTTAACTTATGACGATCTAGTAACATTAAAAGACAGATTAGACGCTGATGATACTATTCCGGTTGAAGGTAGAAGATTGGTGTTGTGTTACCGTCACTGGAATGACATCTTGAGAGATAGAAAGTATTTTGGAGACAAATTAGTAAACTATAATACTGGTATGCCAGCTCCAATTATTGCTGGATTTGAATTATATCAATACAATGGAAATCCATTGTTTACAAGTGCCGGGATTAAAAAAGCATTTGGAGCTGTAAAAGGTGTTGATGACCGTCAGGTATCTGTTGCCTTTTGGGTTGGCGGAATTGCTAAAAAAACAGGTTTGACTAAGCAATATTTTACACCAGCAGCTCTAAATCCAAGAACTCAAAGTAATGAATTGAACTATCGACATTATTTTATTGCTGTTCCTTTTCAGAGTAGAGCAGTAGCAGTAATTTACTAAAATTAATTAAATAGTTGCCGCCAATAGACGGCAACTATTTCTTAAAACTCATCAACGTGTTAGAAACTGTATTATATCCTGTATTAGCCGCTTTTCTTACTGGTTTAGGAATGAAAATCCTTGAGTGGCGCAAAAGCAAAGCTGAATCTAAATCAACCGAAATAGACAATGAAGGTAAGTCAGCAACATTTTATCAAAATCTTTTAGACGATGCTACTAAAAGGATTAATCAGTGTTTGGAAATCATTGATAACCTTAATATTAAGGTAACTGAACGTGATAAGATTATTGAGAGTCAAGATGTGGAAAAAAGACAACTACAACAACACATTAAAGAGTTGATGGATTCAAATGAAACATTAATTACTGAAATTAAAAAATTCAAACAACTAAACGGTAAAACAGAATGAGCAAATTAGCATTAAAAGCTCTCGAAATAGCAAAAACGCAACTTGGTGTATCTGAATTACCCAAAGGTTCAAACGCTGGTCCAGCAGTTGAAAAGTATCTTAAAGCGGTTGGACTTGGAAAAGGTTATGCCTGGTGTGAAGCTTTTGTTTACTGGTGCTATAGCGAGGCAAGTAAGGAATTAGGGGTTATAAATCCATTAAAGAAAACAGCCGGTGTTTTAGACCAATTCAATAGTAGTAAAAAGTATGATGTAGAAACCCCTCAAAAAGGAGATTTATTCATTATGGATTTTGGAAAAGGTCAAGGACATATCGGATTTGTTGATGACGCATTTAAAGATAAAATTAACACGCTTGAAGGCAACTCAAATGACGATGGAAGTCGTGAAGGTTATGAAGTATGCCAAAAGCCAAACGGAAGAAAAATTAACACAATAAAAGCATTTATAAGACTATGAAAAAATTATATACAATACTAGTTTGTTTTGTTTTGTTGTTTGCGGTGGCTTCGTGCAAAAGCACGAAACCTACCGTAACAAAAACAGAAACTCAGACAAAAACCATTACCGAGAAAATTCACGACACTATTTTTAAAATTGAAAAGGACAGCAGTTCTTACAAAGCATTATTAGAATGTCAAAATGGAAAAGTAGTCGTGAAAGAAGTTATCCAATCTGAACCAGGACGCAAATTAAAAAGTCCAAAGGTTCGGGTTGAGAATAACAAATTAAATGTTGATTGTCAACTGGATGAGCAAAAACTTTATGCTTTTTGGAAATCTACACAAGTTCAGGATGTTCAGTATAGGACAATAACCGTTACCAAATTTATTAACCAATTGACCTTTTGGCAAGAGTTTCAAATAAAGGGATTTCGCATTCTTTCTATTTTGATCCTGGCACTTGTGATCGGTTTAATTATAAAATCAAAATTAAAGTTATGAAACACAAAATTTTCAAAAGCAATCCACACCTAAAAGAAGTTTATACAACCTCTGACGGCGAAGTTTTTTATAATGAAAATGATGCTAGAATGCATGCAAAAACATTAAAAGAAAACAAAGTAGAACTAGTTCTTAATCCTGATTTTTTAGAGGTTATATCTGAAGATGTTTCTTCAATATTAGAAGACGAAGCGGATTTAAAAGCTAAAGCTGATGCCGATGCAAAACTAAAAGCTGATGCTAAAGTGAAATCGGATGCAGATGCTAAAGCTGATGCCGATGCAAAACTAAAAGCTGATGCTAAAGTGAAATCGGATGCAGATGCAAAAGTAAAAGCTGATGCTGATGCAAAATTGAAAGCCGATGCTAAAGTGAAATCGGATACAGACGCTAAAGTAAAAGCTGATGCAGGTTTTAAAGCTAAAGCCGATGCTAAAGATAAAAATAACACAAACGATAATACCAAAAAATAATGGCATTACCAGGAGCAAAAATACTTTTTGAAAATGGCAATTTGGAAACAGTTTCCACAAATCCTGACGGAATTTGTGGAATTGTTTCAAGTGCTGTCGAAGTTGGTACAACATTCTTACTATATAAACATTATGTTATTTATAGTTTGAATGATGCAGAAAAGCTTGGAATTATTAATTCTGTTAATAATCATGAGCTTTATAAAACTATTAAAGAGTTTTATGATGAAGCAGGAAATGGAACTGAATTATACATCTACGGTGTTGCAAAAACAAAAACTTTAGACCAGTTGTTAACATATTCAACGGCTCTTTTAGATGCATCTAATCGTAGAGTGAGTGCAATAATTTTGAAATACGCACCTGCAGTGGCCGATGCTGCAGTAACTAATGGTTTAATATCGGGATTCCCTGCTACAATGGCGGCAGCTCAAGCAATTGCAGAAACCTATACGGTTGACCATATTCACCCAATTATTTTCTTTATAGAAGGTTACAATTTTACTGGAGTTGCTCAAGATTTAACAGGGTTTTTAACTGCCACATACGATCGAGTAGCTGTAGTAATTGGCGATACTGAAAAAAGAACTGGAGACTATGCAAGTAAAGGCGCAGCGGTTGGAGTTCTTGGTGGGCGTTTTGCAAAAAACAAAGTACATGAGAATGTTGGAAAAGTTAGATTGGGAGCTTTAAAACCTTTAGAATTTTTTATTCTTGATACTCCAATTGAGCAATATAATGTTACGGCTTTGCACAATAAAGGATTTATCACTTTTCGTACTCACGTAAGAAAATCAGGTTATTATTTCAGTCATGGTTTAATGGCTTGTTCAGTTGATAATGACTATCGTCAATTAGCAAATCGTAGAGTTATTGATAAGGCTTACAGCCTTGCAAACGGAACTTTGACAGATTATGTTTTAGATGATTTTGACTTAACCGATGACGGTAAACTTTCGCAAATCGATGCTAAAACTATCGAGGCTGAAATTGAAAGAGTTATTTACCAAGAAATGAGTAAAAAAGGCGAATTGTCTATCGACCTTTCAAAGTCTAATGACACTGGTGTAACAGCTAAAATTGATACCAATGAGATATTTGGAACTACTTCAACTATCAAAGGGCAAATTAAAGTAAAACCAAAAGGATATGCAGAGAATTTACTGTTTTCTATTGGGTATAAAATTAACTCTTAAATAAAGGAATATGCCATTTAATAGTAGAGAATATGAGTGGGGAGATTTCACACTTATATTAGGAGGTCGAGACCTTACAGGAATAAGAGGTATTAAATATACCGAAAAAGTAGAGCGTGAAGCTGTTTATGCTAAAGGACGTGATGCACATAGTATTCAAACTGGTAATTCAGCAGTTGAAGGCGAAATTAGTGTTTTGCAGTCAGAATATGAAGCTTTGGTAATTGCTGGTGGTGGTAGTATAATGGGACTGTCTGTAGATGCACTGGCATCTTACGGAAACCCAAGTACAGGCGACTCAATTATTACCGATAAGGTTGTAGGTATCAGATTTACTGAATTTTCAAAAGAATTTAAACAAGGCGATAAGTTTATGGAAATGAAACTTCCATTTATTGCTTTGAGAGTTAAACCACAAGTATAATTTTTAATAACAAAATAAAATGAGCGAAGTATCTAAAGAACAAATTGAAGAATGGAAAGCAAAACACGAAAGTGTTTTCTGTATAGAAATTGAAGACAAAAAGGCATACTTAAAAAGTCCTGACCGTAAAACTTTAAGTTTTGCATCGACTGTGGCCACTTCAAACCCTTTAAAGTTTAATGAAATTTTATTGAAAGGTTGTTGGCTTGGTGGCGACGAAGAAATTCAAACTAATGATAGTTTGTTTTTATCTGCATCATCAAAATTAGCTGAATTAATTGAAGTTAAAGAGGCAACGCTGGTAAAGCTTTAAAGACTGCCGAGGTTAAAGAAACTGATTGGATACGCATTAGTAACGCACAATTGCGTTACTATATGCACATTCAAGACCCGGACAGTCTTACCGATGAGGAATGGACAAACAGATTAAAAGAGTTAGAATTTATAAGGAAAAAAGAAGCTGGTTAAAATTAACCTTTGAAAAGGAAAATTATACTAACTAATGAAAAGTACATAATAGATACAATAAATAATCCTTTTGAAATAACTATTGCTTCTTTTTTCTTTTTCTGATCACCATAAATAAAAGCATGAATTATCATAAAAGGTAGAAATAGAAAACAAATAAGTGAACTTGAAAAAAGCCACTTACCAAAGTTTGTTATAGCGGAAACGCCTCCAACAATTGCATAAATTCCAAAAAGTAAAAACATAATGTCTAATGTATTACAATATACTTTAAGTCTTCAAGACCAGATTAGTGCAAAGTTAAACAAAATAGGTATTACATCTGACAATGCGCTTGACAAATTTGCAAAGTTACAAACACAATCAAAAAAGACATCTCAATTACTTAAAGACATGGGCGGTTCTGTAGGTTCTCTACGTGAGAAACTTGCATTACTAAAAGCAGAAAAGGAGTGGATCCCACAAAGTAATATAACCAGTATTAGAAAGTATAATACTGAAATTAAAAATCTTGAAAAAGAAATATTACGCCTCGACACCATAAACGGTAGTGCATTTAACCGCAATTTAAAAGGCGCCATAAATAACTTGCCGTTTGCGGATTTAATTACTAATCCAGTTGCACAAGCTGGGGCGGCATTATTTCAATCAGGAAAAATGGCGATGAGTTTTGACGAAGGCATGGCAAAAATTAATACCACTGCCCAATTGAACTCTGAAGGCCTTAATAAGTTAAAAGGAGATTTAAAAAGTATAGGTAGAGATGCAGGAGCCGATTTGTCAACTATTCCTGATGCGTATGAAAAAATATTATCCCAAACAGGAGATATTGCTTTAAGTACCGATATTTTAAAAACCGCTTTAAAAGGTTCAAAAGCTGGATTTACCGATGCCGATACTGTGGCAGGAGCTTTGGCACAATCGCTATCATTAATTGGTAAAGAAAATACCAACGCTCAAGAAGTAATGGACACTTTTTTTGCCGCTAAAAGAGTTGGTGCAGGTGAGTTTAAAGATTTTGCAAACTATATGCCCGGTTTAATATCTGCTGGTAAAAACTTGGGGGTTGGATTTAAACAAACTGCAGGACTTTTCGCTTATATGACTGGCAAAGGAATGAAAGCTGAAGAAAGTGCGACATTGATGCAAAACGCATTTACGGCACTTGGTAAAAGTGATATTCAAAAAGGTTTATCAAAAGCAGGGGTACAAGTTTTTGATAAAAAAGGAGCTATTCGAGATTTTGGCGATATAATGCAAGATTTGAATAAGCGAACCAAAGGAATGAGCGATAAAACGAAATCAAACTTTTTAGAAAAAGTAGGATTAAAAGATGTCCAAGCTAAAAATGCTTTTTCTGTTTTGGCTTCGGACAATCCAAAACTTCGTGAAGCTTTGGGAGCTACAAAAAATGCAATGGGCGAAACTGATAAAGCGTTTCAAAATGCTCAAAATCCAATGATGAGAATTCAAAAGATGTGGAGCGATATACAATCAATTGCATTGTCTGTTGGCGATGTTTTAGGTTTAGTTTTAATTCCAGTTTTTGGATTGTTAAGTATAGTTGTTGGCGGTGTTGCTGACGGTATTGGTTGGTTTTCACAACAAATACAAGACGGTAATCCGTGGATACTTGGTTTAATTGGAGTGATTGGGCTATTAACATTTGCCTATTATGCTCAAGCAATGGCAACATGGGTTTCAGAAACTTGGACAAAACGAAAAATAGTTACTGATAAACTATCTATTTTTTGGACAAATGTTGGAACGTCTGCAACAAATTTATTAACTGGAGCAGTTACATTATTAACCAGTGCTTACTTTTTAGTACCCGTTGCAATAATCGCTTTAATAGCAATAATTGCCTATCTAGTTTATTCTGTTGATGGTTGGGGTGCAGCGTGGCACCATACAGTAAATGGAGCAAAATTATTATTTCAAGTCTATGTTGAAAGTGTTAAGTTTTATTGGTCAACGATGGTAAATGTCATAATGATGGGAATCAATCTTATTAAAAAAGGTTGGTACGAATTTAAAGAAGCTGTTGGAATTGGAGATAGTTCTGAAAATCAAAAAATGTTAGCCAAAATAAATGCTGATACAGATGCAAGAAAAAAAGCAATTGTTGACGGCGCAAAAAAGATAAGAGATACAGCATTAAAAGCAAAAGATGAATTTGTTTTAGCGGGAGGTTCTTTGAAAAGCAACGGCAAAACAATTGGAGATTTTGGTAATGCAATAAAAGAAAAACTTGGTTTTGGAGATAAAGGAATAAAAGCTCCGAATGGCGCACCAAATGGAAAACCAAAAGGAGACGGAAGCGGTGGCGGAAGCGATGGAACAAAAACAAATGATGCAATTGCAACAGGCGGAACTAAACATAACTATTACACAATAACTATAAAAGAAATTAACGGTATAAAAGCCGATGTTATTCAAAGTGGAAAAGAAGCGGCAAACAAAGCAGGAAGCGAAGTTGCTGACGGCATTTTAAGAGCTTTAGCAATGGCAGCATCATCAACAGGTTCGTAATGAGTATATCAAATCAAGACATATTATTTGCATCATTAATGGGAAGCAATGCGGTTGGAGTAATCGAAAGATTGAACACCATTCAAAACGAGCTTACAAAACACGTTTTGCCGCCTATTCCATTTTTGCCTATAAAGAACCAGAATCAGGTAGATAGTCAATTATTAACATCATTAGATTATAATACCGAATTATGGCATGCAGATTCGCCCACACCTGAAGACCAACAATTTTTCCCTTTGTCTTTTAGCTTTACTGATGGTGGTCAAAAATGGTTATTTCCATACGAACCAATGATTAGTATTTCTTCTGGAAATAACATTATCAAACGTAACGTAGCTAAACAAGGAAAGGAATTAATAGGAACGGTTAAGGAGCGTTGGAGTAGAAAAGATTTTGAAATAAGTGTTACTGGAGTTTTGATAGGCTCATTATTGAAAGGCAAACCCGACGATTGTTTTCCTAAAAAACAAATGCAAGACTTGTTTGAGTTCTTGGTTCATAACAAGGAAATATACATTTATTGTTACCCATTGACTGCATTAAAAATAACAAGAGTTGTTGTTGAAGATTATAGTTTTCCTTTCACAAAAGGCGAAAATGTTCAAGCGTATGACTTGAAGCTCACAAGTGATTATTCATACAATTTATTAGTTGAAGAAAAAGACTTTTAACTATGTATGATTTAATATGGAGTATAAAATTTAGAAACAAAGGCAAGATATATAGTTTACAAACAATAGTATCTGCCGAAATTGAATGTAGTGTTGATAATCTTGCTGATACAGCAATTATAACACTTCCCGAAGCATTTATGAATCAAGTTTTTCATATTGAAAAGCAAATTGGTAGAGGTTCGGAAGTGTTGATGAAATTTGGTTATGACAAAACGCTTAAAACAGAATTTGTTGGATTTGTCCAGGACATAACAACTAATGATAGTTCATTGAAAATTGTTTGTGAAGATGCACTTTTCTTATTTAGAAAAGGGGTTAAAGATGTGGAATTGAAACCTACATCATTGCCAAAAATCGCTCAACTATTGATTGACCAAATAGACCCAACTTTTAAGTTGGTTTGCGATTATGATATTACTTATGAAAAATTTGTAATTCATCAAGCAACTGGTTACGATGTGTTGAAAAAATTAGCTGAAGAAACAAAGGCAAATATTTATTTCAATACTGAAAAAAAGGAATTGCACGTACATCCTCCTTACATCGAAAAAGGCGGCGAAGTTATTTATTCAATGCAAGAGAATATTGAAAAAGCATCTTTGGAGTTTAAAAAAGCAATTGATAGAAAGGTAGAAGTAACTGTTGAACGAACTAATATAAATGGCAAAGTTGAAAAATATACAACAGGAACAACTGGAGGAGATAAAATAACATTGAAAGTTGGTTCGGTTGCAAATGTTGATATTAAAAAAATTGCCGATGCCGAATTGATTAGAAGAAGTGCAGATGGTTATGAAGGGAGTTTAGATGCCTGGTTAATTCCTGAAGTTAAAACAACTTATACAGCAAAAGTAATTGATGAAGATTACCCCGAGAAAAACGGTAGTTACTATGTAACTGGAGTAACAACAACTTTGAGTGATGGTGGCGGAAAACGAGTAGTGAAATTAGGAGTAAAATTAAGTGCTTGATGGATAAAGGTTCAGAAATAAAAAAGGCATTGAAAGAAGCTTTGGGAATTAATCCTAACTTACCAATAACGGCAACGATTGTTTCTGTTGAAAATGAAACTTGCACGATTAAGCTTTTAAGTGAATTGGTATTATCGGACGTAAGATTGAAAGCTACGGTTACAGATGAAGCTGATATGTTTTTGATAGTTCCAAAGGTTGGAAGCGAAGTAATTGTAATGAGTCAGACTGGAGAGCTTTCGGGCTTGATGGTTATCAAAGTTAATAATGTTGAAAAAATTATATACAAACAAGGGGGTTTTGAATTTATTGTTGATAGTTCTGATAAAAAAGTAGTTATAAAGAATGGAAACGCAAATGTTTATACTGCTTTCCAGTTGTTATCGGATTTGTTAAAGCAATTTCAAGTATATACATCTAATGGGCCAAGTGGTACACCGCTACCAAATACGATAATATCAATAAATCAATTTGAAACCGAGTTTAAAGGTATTTTAAAAGCAAATTAAATGGCATTAAATAAAGCAGATTTAAAAAATGCAATCATTCAAATTATGACTGATATGTTGTCAAGAGAGACAGATTCTATTGATGAATTTGCAACTCGTTTAAGCGATGCGATTGATGACTATGTAAAAACAGCAACAATTGTTTATCAGGCAGGTTTGACTGCGCCAAACGGAGCAGTTACAGGAATGTTTAACGGACATTTACAATAATGAAAACAATAGGGATTCAACTAAACGATAACTCCAGTAATGGAATATTGATGGATGCAAAAGTAGTAGTCATTAGAGATTCTGATAATAAAATAGTGCAAGGATTAGTGGTTGGCAATATAATGAACCAAAACCAAGCAATAATTTTAATTGCGGGCCCTGGAGATTTTTATTCAAACCCAACTCTTGGAGTTGCTATTGATGATTTAACTCTTGATGATGACTATTTACGTTATCAAAATAGAATTATAGACCATTTTAATAAAGATGGATTAAAAGTTAAAACAGTTGAATTGTCAGAAACAAAACCTTTAAAAATAGAAGCAAATTATGTCTAAAACAATTGTTTACAACGGGCAATCTTTTTTGAATAAAGTTCTTGAAAGTACAGGAAATATAAGTAATGCTTTTGAAATGGCATTATTGAATAATGTTTCAATAACTGATAATATTGCTATTGGAACAAAATTAGAAATAAGCGAAATAACCAATAACTATATAGTTGATTTTTTTAATGAAGACAATAGACCAGCAACAAATATAATTGAAGATATTCAAACATCACCAACATTAGATTATTTATTACCTGGACTACTTCCTTATTTATTATAAAAAATGGCAAGAGAAATAACTATTATTAAAGATGGAATGACAGCCAATTTTATGGCTAATCCTACTATTAAAATCATTTACGGTTTAACTGCAGGAAATACATTTTATCAGGAGTTTTCAAAGGTATCACTTGAAAATATTTTGTTTGATGTTATTGCATTTTGTGTATGGACACTAGAAAATTTGTTTGATTTGTTTAAAGCAGAAGTGGATGCAAAAATACTACAATCCCGAAGTCATACTCGAAAATGGTATCGAGAAAAAGCCTTAAGTTTTTTATATGGAATTCCATTAGTCCAGGATGAAGATTATTACGACACATCGCTCTTGACTTCACAACAAATAACCGATGCCAAAATTATTAGTAATGCTGCTTCAATGCGAGTAGTCCAAAATGGATATGGCACTTTGAGAATAAAAGTTGTTAGAACAATTGGAGGTGAATATTCGGCAGTATTACCCGAACATTTAGCTGCATTAGATGTTTATTTTAATAATCATGTTGCCGATGCCGGAACAATAGTTATTGTTACAACAGGTGCAGCCGATTTTTTAAAATTAGTACTTGATATTTATTATGACCCGATGCAATTAAAAGCCGATGGTTCTCGACTTGATGGAACTGATTCAACGCCTGTAGTCACAAAAATAAACGATTTTTTGAAGTCGATTGATTTTGAAAATGGACAGTTAATTATAAGTCAATTGACTGATAAATTGCAACAAGTGCCGGGCGTAATAATTCCTGTAGTACGTGAAGCTTTCTCAAAATATGGCGGGTATGATTATGATGCTGTGGACAATGCAAATGTTGGTATTATTAATGAAATTCGTAATACTGACGCAGGTTATATGAAGTTTGATGTTACCAATTCCATTATTAATTATATAGCCTATACTGAATAATGGAAAATGTTTATAAAATAGATTTTTACAAACTAGTAGCTCTTTTGCAGCCTTCTTTTTTAAGAAAAACAATTTGGTTATCATTATTAAAAATTATGGTAAATCCTATACGGGACTTATATAAAGATTTTAAAATTTATAGATCGGAATCATTATACAAAGTAAATCATAACTCACAAATATGCTATTTACAGGCCGTTTTAAATGACAGTTTTGATAAACAAGCAAGGCGTATTAGAATTAGTAATGCCAAATTAAAAGAGCCTTTATGGTTTTATGAGCCTTTAGAAGATAAGCCCGTATATTTTAGAGAAGATGCAGACGAAAAACC